ACACATTTTCTTTAAATAAATCAACAATCACGGGAGAAATTGGAACCGATTTATTATCAATATATTGTTTATTAATTATTTCATCTAATATTGCCCATTTAAAAGATGATTCTTTGATTTCATCCAACTTTTCAAACCTATTTGGAAGTTCGAAAAATAAATGAACACTATTTAATTCATGATTCCATATAAATCCTTTAAACATATCGTTAAAGAAGGAATCATCATTTTCATTATATTCAAAATCATTATATAAATCAAATAAATCTAATATATATTCTATACATTCGTTTAATATTTGAGTTTGAATATTCGTGATTGAATCTGTATTATGATAATCTATTGTTTTTTTGGGAAAATCTGCACATTTAGTTTCTTCGTTCCATACAAATAAATATTTTAAAAAAGGAAATATAGCATCGGTATCATTTATTGAATAAATAGAAATATATACTTGAATTGGGGTTGATTGTAACCCTATGGAATCGGGGGTTTCATTTGAGGTTTTTGTATTAATATTTTTTTTACTTTGTAATAATGTTGATAGATAATTTAATGGAGTCATCGTAGATTCATTTGGAAGATTTATAGATTCTTCAATAATAGAAAAATCAGTAGGTAAATCGCCCTTTTCTAAATAAACAAAGGATTGCTCTTTGATATTTGTTTTAGATGATAACGAAGAAGGGGGTATTTGTGTAATATTGTTTGCAACGATAAAATCGGAATTATTTATGAATTTTTTTGTGATTCCTTGTAATTTTTGCAAAGAATTCATATTTAATAATAAATGATATTTTGTATCACTTTGAATTTACTAAATTGAATTTACTAAAGTGTATAAAGAAATATGTTATATAATATTAGAATAATTAATATACTTATCAAAGACATATAAAAATGAACTACGAAGATATGGAAGACAGCCAATATAGCGTTGAAGGTCGTATTTCGGAAGAAGAATTCGATATGTCATCGTATTTTACTAATGACAACGAAACCAGTGAAGATTCGTCCTCCGTGTTTGTTTCAAAGAAGAAACGTAAGCAAAATAATACCAATGAAAACGGTAGTTATATATTTAATCGTGTCATTAACGATGTTCGTTTAAAAATACCATGTTTTGCAACAAAATCTACAATGGGTACGAAGATTAAAAGTGCTACCCTGGGAACATATTATGACAATATGTATGTAGGTAAAAATGACGAAAATATGTTATTTAAGGTTCGGGTGGTAAACGGAGAAACCGGAAAATCCGTTTTTGGTAATGACCTATATTACGATTCACCTGAAGAATATGAAAGACATTTATTTGTTAAGGTTTCTACGTCAATGAAAGAAAAATGGATGAAAAAATATCGGCTTGCAAAATCAAAGAGAAACACTGAAAAAGTGAAAAACGAAGAAGAGTTGCAAACAGTAATTATAGTGAAATAGAGTTGTTATATGAAAGAATTATTTTTATCCTTACATTTGAAATGGTGTGTACAATCTCAAATAAAAAATATTATTTGAGATTGTACCTAATTATTTTACATCTTATATGGTTTTAAATATTTAATAAAATATTTAAAACCATATAAGATGTAAAATAATAGTCGCAAAAACGATTAATCCTTTACTGATTATGTCAACAATAGTATAGGTAAAAGAAATATACAATTTAACAATCGTTATAAATACTTTACTCCAATTATGATTTCAACTAGTTTACATTTGTAAAAAAACGGAATCGAAGGATGATTAATGGTTAACTTTCCAAGTTTTGAAACTTCTTTCAAAACAATAAAATATATAAACAATTAATATAATTAATACAAAATGTATTTGTATTATTTGTTTTATTTAATAAACAATATGATTTCTTTCAAAAAAGTTGATGCGGAAGAGCCTCATTCCCGAACAAATGGATTATATGGACGTACTAAATCATTAATAGATTTAAACTATATTTTGCCAGTAATTAATGACGAAAAGGGTAATGATTTTCGTTTTTTGAATAAAGAGGAGGAAGAATCTTCAAATCTATTTATTGAAAATATTAATAAATTTCAAAAACTAGAATATTTATTGCGAATAAAGAAATCATTTATTTTTAATCCACATATTCCGCCTGAAAATATTGAACAATTTAGTAAAAATATAGTTAATTACCGAACTCCAATAGGCGAATCCTTTGTCTTTAATATACGGCCTCAATTATGTAAAAAAATAAATGATTCAGTAAATTTAAAATTAAATGATTACAATTTAATGAAAATATTTGATGCTACTACAAAAATTAATGTAAAAAATATTCAAAATGGTGGATTATTTAATGATTTTTTACAAAACGAATTTTAATCCTTAACCGGTTTTACGGAATGGTCTGTCTATACACAACCAAATGATATTTAACAGTAGTTATAATTATTTTACATCATATACGGTTTTAAATATTTTATAAAATGTAAAATATTTAACGTTTATAAAATTGCAAAAAAATGGTTAGGGGGGAGGTAATTCCTTTCTTTACTATATTCGTAATGATTTGCATAAAAATAATATTTATATTATAAAAAATGAAAACATGTATAATGTCAAAATCGAATACAAACCATAATCTAAATATTGAATTATATTCCTTTCAAGAAATATTACAAATATTTAATTTATCTGATGCAACCAATATAACCCCTGAACAATTAAAGGAGGCCAAATTATTAGTATTAAAAACACATCCTGATAAATCACACCTTCCTTCCGATTATTTTTTATTTTATAAAAGGGCATTTGAGATTATAGTTGAAATCTATAATAATCAACAGCGAACAACGAAAGAAGTACCAAAAACAAAATTAAATTATTCGAATGAAATAGTAGATATATCTACTGGAACTGGCAAACATTCAAATAATTCAATACAATTAAATGAAATTCAAAAAAGTAAAATGAATGATACAATCGAATCCATGTCTTCCTCCAAATTTCATCAAACATTCAATGAGCTGTTTGAAAAAAATCAAATGGGACGTAAAATCGTAAATAAAAACGAATGGTTTACTAATGAAGACGCAAATATAGATGTTAAAAATAACAATATTACATCCGTATCTGCTATAAATGGTGCATTTGAAAAAATAAAAGAAAATCAACAAGGAATGATTGTATATAAGGGAATTAAAGAAACCCCTTTAGTTACTATTTCTTGTGCGAATTTATACGAAGATATTGAGGATGAATTAACACAACCTGAAATGGAAAATGAAAACTATATTGAAACGGATCCATTTAGCAAACTAAAGTTTGAAGATATTAAAAAAGTTCATAAAAACGAAACGGTCTTTGCGGTTAGTGAAAAGAATTATAACAATATTAAAAAATATTCTTCCGTAGAAGAATATAATAATGAGAGAAATACAAGTGATATTTCTTTGAAATCAGAGGAAGAAAACTTACGAATTATTAAAGAAAAAGAAACAGAATTTCAAAATAAAATGATTTATAAACAATATCAATTAAAAAAAAAGGAATTGGAAATAGAAAAAAAAAATAAATCAATATTATCATATTTTTTACAACTTACATAACAGATGCCATTTGTGTTATTTTTGCAGGGTCGTCGGATGCATTTTTAATATCGTTTAATTTTTGTAATTCATTATTAATACCTTGAATAACTGGAATTAACAATTGTTGAATATAATACGTTTTTTTATTCGAATCGTAATTCATACTTAAAGAGGAGCCAGATGGAGTTAGAGAGGAAGAACCACCATGAGGTACGGAAGAACCAATGGGAGGTACGGAAGAACCAATGGGAGGTACGGAAGAACCAATTAAAGATAGCACGGAGGAATCACTAGAAGGTACGGAAGAACCACCAGGAGGTACGGAAGAACCACTAGGAAATACGGAAGAACCAACAGGAGGTAAGGAAGAACCACTGGAAGGTACGAAAGAACCACTAGAAGGTACGGAAGAACCACTGGAAGGTACGAAAGAACCAACAGGAGGTACGGAGGAACCACTAGGAGGTACGGAGGAACCACTAGGAGGTACGGAAGAACCAACAGGAGGTACGGAAGAACCACTTGACGCTACGAAAGATTCAGATGGTGACAACTGTGATGATTGTAAAGTGCTTGATTGCAAAGCATTCGGTGACGAAGGATTTGGATGCAAAGCATTTCGACGTAAATCGCCCCGTGACGGATTTTCAGTAAATGATTCCTTTACCGAAGAACTAGAAGAAGAAACATTTAATGGATCATATGTTCCATTTATAATATTTTTAAATTTCTCCGCATTAACATTTATATTTGACGAAATAGTTTCAAAAGCGGATATTAATATTTTATCAAGTTTTACAGTCATTTTTCTGTACGTAGTGTCTGTTATAGTTTTATTATTTTTCATTTCATTTAATTTATTTATAATATATTGATAATCACTGTTAATTTTAATTAATATATTAATTAACTCTGACATTTTATAATCTTCATAAGGGTTTATGGTAGAGGTAGAACTATTTTCATAGTTTTCACGAAAAACATCAACACCAATATAATTTTTCCTTATTTTGTCATGTAAAAATAAATAAATAAAAAAAATAGTTAAAATAATTACTAAAGCAAATATAATTGATAAGGAAGGACTAAATACTTTCATATATAATATAAAAATATACAATATATAAATTTATAACAAATAATTACAAAATGACAATAAATACAGGTATTAACTCAATTTCTGATTTTTATGATATTTTACAAAATAATAAAAGTTGTGTGATTTTAAAATTTGGGGCGGATTGGTGTGGACCTTGTAAAAAAATAGAACATCATGTTAATAACTGGTTTGAAAAAATCGAGAAAGAACAAAATGATATACAACTTATTTATATTGATGTGGATGAATCATTTGAAATATATGCATATTTAAAGACGAAAAAAATGATTCAAGGAATACCCGCTATTTTAGCATACTATAAAGGTAATATATCTTGTATATTTAATGAGTCAGTCGTTGGAACAAATGAATTGGTAATTGATCAGTTTTTTGAAACGGTATGTAAGTTTTGTATGATTTCCACTCCTACATACTATCCTATTAACCCTTAATCGTTTTCGACATACCTACCTTAATCGTTTTCTGGATTTTTTACACACATTAAATATTTTACCTTTTATAAAATATTTAAACCCGTATATGGTTTAAAATAATTATGAATATTGTTAAATATTGTTTTTTTATTTATGGACTGATCCGTCCATAAAACTGATTAAGGGTTAACCGGTTATACCGACAAGACGATAAACAAAATATATATTTTAATAATCATTGTAACTACTTTACTTCAATTATGGTTCCAAATATTTTATAAAAAGTAAAATATTTGAAAGTTTGTGAGAATCCCCAAAAATGGGTAAGGATTAATGTAAAATTTGAAAGAACTTTTGCAATCGATAGATATATCAGTTTAGTCATTATTCAAATTATAAAATCGTTTGAATAAAAATGTTATAAATTGAAAGAGTTCTTTATCGTCGGGTCCGTCGATTAAAACGAATAATGATTAATCTATAACCTTGATTTTATAATTTTTGGATGATTCAATATGATTGTTTTTCAATCCTTCCAAAATACCAGCTAATTTTTGTTCCGTATCTTGAAACATACTATTTACAAATATTTGATTTTGTCTTTTATGTTCAATATTAAATAATGATAAATCATATTTGTTTATTATCTCTTTTATTTGGTCATTAGTAAGGTTGTTCTTTAAATTACGTAGTCTTTCAAAGAAAGGAGTTGGATACAAATTATATTCATTTGTATAAATATTTCCCCCAATTTTTTTATTGGTATTTGGATATAAATCGGCTGAAATAACCCAACTAAATTTTTCAAAAAGAGGAATTTTATCTCCCTTTTTTAAATAATATTTGTCAAATTCTACTGAATTATTAACCAAATATGTAGGGAACGGATGATGTTTATCCTGATTACAAGATTTACTTTGTCCTTTTTTTCTTGATAAAGTCGTCAATTTATCAAGTAATATCTTTGACAAACGCTGTTTGTTTTTTTTTTCTGTTTTTGCCTTTTTATTTTTTATTCTTTTTTTAGTTTTCATCATTTATTAACTAAATAATGAATATATATATGCGTATTTAATTTTATTCGATATTTGATGTTTGATGTCCAATCTTCAATATTCAATATTTGATCTTCAATCTTCAATATTTGATGTTTAAAATTCAATATTTGATCTTCAATATTCGATATTTGATGTTTAAAATTCAATATTTGATCTTCGATATTCAATCTTCGATATTTAATTATTATAAAAAATGCAAATGCATGAAAACAACTAACGATGAAGGTATTAATATATCGATTTTCTATATTAGTGTCCTTTAATTTATATGAATATATTAAGTAGAAAAAGCAAAGTAAACAATAATAAAAGAAACATTTTAACAGATACAATCGATGAGGAAAATATAATAGACCTTGATAAAAACAAGTTTAACGCATCTTATGATGCAATTATCAATGATATTTCAAATAATAGATTAAATTTGACCGAGTTATCAGGAAACTACATTTATGATGAAATTTCAATGTTCAGCAATTATAACACGTTTTCGAATTTAATAAATGATACTTATTTTGAAAAACAGACATGCAGTTCTACCAAAATAGACCTATTTGCTTTATATCTAAAAGGTCAAAAAATCCTTTATACTGAATCAAAAACATATTGTGAACAATGTTTATATATGTTAATGTTACCAACTATATTCATTTCTTCATTATGTACGGTTGCAAGTGTTTCATTAAAAGTATATGATTTTTCACCTAATATTATTGCAGGATTAACATCTATTAATTCTTTCTTACTTGCAATGGTCGCTTATTTGAAATTAGACGCAAAATCAGAAGCACATAGAATGACCGCTTATCAATTTGATAAGCTACAAACCGAAAGTGAATTTTTGTCTGGGAAAATATCTTTAATTTCAACGGAAACAAATGACATACAACAATTTGTGGAAAAATTACAAAAACAGGTTTCGGAAATAAAAGAAATTAATCAATTCATTATTCCCGAAATCGTTCGAAGAAGATACCCCAAAATATATTCTTTTAATATTTTCTCTTTGATGAAAAAATATAAAATAAAGTTGATTGAACTAAAAACAAAATTAATAATAAAATATAAAGAAATCGAACGTTTTTATCCAAATGTTCCTTCTCATCTGCTAATAGAAAAAGATTTAATTATAACAGATATTATATCTTATGGAAATATGTCAGAAACGATTAATGAAGAAATTTACAAAGAAATTAACGAATTTGAAAGACAACAATTCAATAGTAAATATTTTTGTATGTTTTTAAGAACTTGAAATATACAAATATTTATTCTTTGTTTGATTGATTGTTTGATTGATTGTTTGATTGATTGGTTGATTTTTTTACATTTATCAAATAATTATGTTATCCCTTAATCGAATTGGGGGTTTATAAATTATCAAATATTTGAAACCAGAAATGATGTTAAAATATAATCATTTATTACTTCCATAGGTTATACCATAAATAATATCGTTAATTGAACTATATATTTTAACAATCATACTACATATTTATCTTAATTATGATGTTAAATATTTTGTAAAAATTCAGAAAGAAAATGATTAACGATTTAATGATACGAAGGATTGTCAATCATATATTCAAAACAAACATATAAAGAAATAACGGGTTTCACATACAAAATAATAATATAAACATGACATATAATTCATCGAATATTACTACACAAAATCATTTGTTATTTGAAAATCTCATGATTTTTTTTAAAGAAAACAATAACCTACAAAAAATGTCGGATGTAATTAACGGTAATTCGCGTCTTTCTTTGCGAATTATTGATTGGTTTGTTACAAATTATGCCAAAAAAAATGATATTATATACAAAAATCATTCTTCCCAATCAAAATATAATAAAAGTTTTCGGGTTTATAATGAATATAAGTTAAAACTAAAAGCATACGGAAAAATCAAATTTGACCCATTTTGTAGATGGACAAGAATCACAATTCCGTATGATAATGATCATTTTATGGAAACTACTATAGGACAATTGAATTTTTTTAAATGGTCTATAGAAAATAAAATATTGGAATATATAGAAGATAATTATGATAAAATCGAAGGAGACATGAATGCACGAAATAGTACCTCTAGAAAAAAGAAACAGAGTCTTTGCGAAAACAACAATATAAATATTTCAGAAAAAACAACTACCCGAAAAAAAAGAGAAGAACTGTCTATTTTTGCATGTAAGTGTTTAAAAACAGAATCTATGGAAGTTATATTGCATTTTTAATTATTCTCATTACAAAACAAGCTATATATACGAATCCTTAATGGTGGTTGGGATACAAACCTTAAATATTTTGCATTTTATAAAATATTTAAACTGAACGGGTTATCATTACGTAAAACGGATTAAGGGTTAATGTATGGTTCACTCCATTAACCAAATAACGAATTTATAATGCATTTGAGAATATAAATATTTGAGAATATAAATATTTGAGAATATAAATATTTGATATTTCGTACCCCCTCCCCCCCCTTCTTCAATCGAATAAGGATAAAAATAAAGATATATTTTATAGGATGAATTCGATATTTGGTTCAAATCCGATGAATACGATATTTGACTCAAATCGTATGAATGAAAATAATTCTTTAGAATTTAAACACAAATTGTTAACCAGCGTAAATGTCGAATTTAATTATTATCCAATTAATTGTCAAGAAATTCAAACAACATCAAATACAATAGAATGTGTTTATAGGGGAAATCCAAATCGTCCAAATATATTATTAAATAATAATGATTATTTTACCAAATATTACCAAACAAGTGATTTGACTTTATATGGAAATAAATTGCACGAAGGAATCCATGATGCGGAATTAGTAATTAAACATATACCTATTTCCTCCTGTATTATTCCCATCTACGTTTGTTTCTTTTTATACAGTCAACCCGACAATGAATCCACTCTCAACAATAAATCCACGAATATAATAGACGATTTAATTCAATCTAATGGATCCGGTGAATTCGATATTTCTTTGCTTTTAAAACCATATATTAAAGAAAATGAAAAAATACCGGTTGGTTGGAAAATGTATGAAACAGTCGAACGGGAAGGAACCAAATGTTTTGTTATTCTAATTGAAAAACCAATCTTGTTTAATTCTGTATTAAATCTCCTTCCACGTGATAATGAAAATTATAAATATCCTTTTATGGTAAAAAAAATAGATTATTCCCCAAATTACACGACATCAACAAAACAAAATAAAGAAGGGTTTGTGGTTGTAAATGGAAAAGAACCATCCTCCGGCGGTTCATCCACCGGATATGCATTGGATGCAGATGGAAACGAAATGATATGTGAAATAATACCGGATGAATCTGTCCCAAATATTGATTTATATCAAATACCTCTATCAAGTACAAGTTATAAAAACCAACAAAATATTGATATTTTAACAACAATTGTTTACTCAATTATTGCATTAATAATGTTTTTTATTTTATTTTTTGCAGGGGCATTTATATATAATTATATTATAACTAACACAACTATTACTCAATTACAGTTTTTTATTGTGTATTGCGGTGTCTTTATTGCCCTTATAGTAGGATGTTTGTATTATGGAATAAGTCACAATCAAACAGTTGTGACAATGATGGGAGTATTAATATCCGCTTGTTTTATTGTAATTACAGCCGGTATAAAAATTGTACCGAAATTTTATATGAAAAATTAAAAAGGTTTTTATGTTGATTAGTGTTTTTATAAATTATCAAATATTAGAGATCAATGGTTGGAGACCAATGATTGGAGACGGTAGTCTTGGTCCGGTTTATGGAATGATCTCTTCCTAAAGATAAGATGATATTTCACCCCATATACAGTTTGTTGTTTTAAATATTTTATAAAATGTAAAATATTTAATCTTTGAAATAATACCGAAAACAAGTAAGGGTTAATAAATTTACAATATATAAGGATATCGTGAATAAAATGGTTTTATAAAACGATTAATATGCCAAATTGTACATATGCAATACCTGTATTCATGGCTACCATTGGCACAACACGGGAAAGATTTGTAATAGTCAATGATTGTTCTGCAACAAGGACAATTGGCATTGTCCTTATGCAACCATGTTTCTAAACAATTGCAACAAAATGTGTGATTACAATTTGTAGTGGCTTTGTTTCTAAAATTGATATTGGTGTAGCAAATTGGGCATTCTTCTTCCGGTGAGTTTTTTTTTAATGACAAAAACAACTGTTTCTGTGATTTATTCATATTTTTGAATACATAATTCATAGGACGAATTACGGTTGTTTTACAAATATCTTTGTATTTGATATTTTTGAATATTTTGGATTTTACATAATTCAGTAATTCGTGGTCTTCAAACGATGCAATTATAAATCTTATAATTTTGTATTCTTGCATTTTACTTGATTATTTATTCTAATGAATTAGAAACCAATTAGTATTGAGTATTCAAATCAATTTTTTGAAATTCAACGCTTATTCGTTTCAAAACGATGAAGCAGGTGGTAAAATTTTAGTGTCTTGACTTCATATTTACTTTCAAATAAAGTATACAATATGTTGATTATTTGTAAAGATAAATGGATCAAATAAGGGGTAATCTTAACGTTTTTCGATATTTTTACAAAATTCAAAGAGAGTAAATATACCTAGGAATTATAATAAACATTTCTCAATTGTTTCATATATTTATCTTTAATTTTTTTTTCTTTAAAAAGTTTCAGTTTATATTGTAAAGACCTTTTATTATTTAACATGGTGATTATAAAATACAAAGAATACATTCCACATTCAGTATTGGATCGTTGATGATTGTTTGGATAATTCTCATAATAATCATATTTCTTATTTTGATCAATTTCTAAAGATTGTGTCTGAACTTTTTTAACAAATGCTTTGATTTCAGAAGGGGTTTGATTTGACGCACTATCAAAATAAAAAATAAAAGAATTAGATATATCTATAAATAAAGATACCCAATGACTTCCATTGTTATAGTGTTTGTCTAAATTAAATATAATACCTATTTTTTTAAAATTAGCATCAACGTATTTTTTTAAAGAAAAATGACAAAGTTCTTCCCAAACACATTTATCATTTTCAAAACGCGAGGGACTATCAAAATCAATCGGGGTTGGACCAATAAATTTAAAATCTGGATTACTTTTTTCATATTGTTTTAATACTTTTAATATATCAAAGTTTGATAACCATTCATTTGGATTTTGTTTCCATTCGGGTGGTTTTTCTGGTGCAAAAACGGTTTCGTTAATAACTTTTTGTTGTTGACTATTAAGCATTTTTAACCAACATTTTTCTTTATCACACGCATTTGTCATTTTTAATCGAAGTTGATTTAAAATTTCTATAGGATCGTTTGTATTAATTTGGCGTGAAGAATCGTTTTTATTTTCAGGCTGATTATTATAAGCGTTTTTAATTTCAATTAAAATATTATTAGTGTAACATGTAGATTTATCAGTAGTATGACCTTTTACAACTGGACTACAGTTTATTTTCTTTGATTTTCGATTTGTATTTTTAAAACGTTTTTTTCTTGTAATTTGCATATATATAATGCTATTATATTACATTTACCCCCCCCCCTCCTCCTGGGTTTACAATTGATTTTGTATATATGATTAACCCTTAACCGTTTTCGGTATTTTTACAAAATCTAAATATTTTATAAAATATTTACCCCTTAACCCTTAATCAGTTTTATGGACGGATCACTCCATAAATAAAAACAGTATTTAACAATATTTATATTTATTTTATACCATATACTGGTTTAAATATTTTATAAAAGATAAAATATTTAATGTTTGTAAAAATCCCCTAAAACGGTTAAGGATTAACATCAATAATGGTTCAAATATTTTACTTTTAATAAAATATTTAATAATTTATAAAACCCCCAAATAGGTTAATGAGTAATACTTAATTATACGACCATTGTTCACTATTAAATGGACTTAATACAGTATATTTATCTTTATTATTTTTCCAAAAATTAACTTTGGCATCTAATATCATATCTTCTTTCGATTTAGGTTGTATATAGCTTGTTATATTATTCATTCTAGTTTTATCTTCAACAGATGCGACTGGTTTTATACCATAACAATTGACACCTAATCTCATAGACGTGTCCTCCATTTTACCTCCATTAACCCCCATTCTTCCACAACTATTTTCCGAACCCTTTATTTTTTGCAAACGTTCCACCGTCGATTTTTGAGTAGGAAATAACACCTGTTGATCGGCACTCCATGAACTTACACACCATTCTGCTCCTTTATCATAAGCTTCATGTAGTTCATCAACCGTTGCCAATCTTGAATCGAATGCTTTACAAATCGATTGTGCATCGTCATACGTATATAAATTGTTTGATATATTGAATACTTCTGGTTTTTTTATCTTAATATTATTACTTATATCAGTATTTTTCAACGGAATAATAGGTCTATTATTATCAAGTGTTAAATGCCAATTATACCAACTATTTATTAATCCACCATTCACTCCAAATATTAAATCGATAATAGGTACACCCAAAATATAAATGAAAAAATCGGCAATAATTACTGTTATGAAAATTATCCATAAAATCTGTTCAAATAAGTATATAGAAGTTGGACGGGTTTCCTTTGTCATAGGAACACCACAAAGAAAAATAAAACAATAAAAAAGAATAATGAAAACTAAAAGATTAAAAAAAGTGTTTGGATTATTGTAAAATTGATAAACCGATTTTAAAGAATATCCAATAATATCTTGTTTATCCGAAACAGACAATGATAAATATGTATATATGAT